CAATCATGGCGTCCTTAATGACTGCATTATCAATGTAGGTAGCAGCCGTTATATGCAGTTTATTACCGTATATCTGGATTCCTTCAGGCGAGATGTTAACCGCATTAACCACACCATCTTTGGAAACTTTAAGGTTAATATCTGATGCAGTTTGTTGGAATTCACTCCAGCTAGCATTATCAGGTACATAAGAACCAACAGTTGATTCGCTGACCAGCATCGGAGCCATAACCGATAAATGACCGCCGCCACTAACATCAACGTGAAATGCAACATAAGCTGTTCCTGCCGGCGGAATTTGGTTCTCTATCTTGACCAATGTCTGAGTATGAAAGACAGTTACACCTTTAGTGGCGTAACCTATGCGCTTCATCGATTTGTCATACCAATCAAGTACTAATTGTGTACGGTTACCAATGGTATCAACATTAAATATTGCACTTGCCGAATATGGTGAAGCAGGATCTGGAACATAGACTTTCTTTGAAACTATAGAATTCCATTGATTGGTGTTAACCGGATTGGATATTGGAATATTACAGCATATCCCTTGATATCCATTCCACCATGACCAGGTCATATCTGATGAATACCAATTATCTGCTTTATCAGAAGTCCATGTCGAACCATCAAATTTGTTGTATTGAAATTGAGAGTTAGCAACCAAGTTCTTCTGACCAAGATTGTTAACCTGCCCAACGACTGAAGTAATTTGGTTATCTAATTGAGTCATTTTTGACTGATATACCGTATTATCAACTTTTCCACGTACAGTCGTTTGAATAGCGTCAACTGTTTGAGAAATACTAGAAACTGAATCTATGGTTGCGTTGTCAGCTGGATTTACTGAGAAGTCAGTAGCTACGGTTCCTTTTTCTAGTTTAGGCTTTAGCAAATAAACAGACCCGCCGACATTATCCGCAGATTCTGTTCCAAAATATGGAATTATTCTGACATTATTAACTTGTCCACCAACAGTTGCCGTAAAAGTAGCTGAATAGTGTGTCCAATCAGGGGCTGTCGTATTAGTTATGTTAACACCTTGATAGGTATGGTCTTTATCCCAATTAAGCCACAATTTCCAGGAAACAGGCTGTTCAGAGGTTCCTAGACTATGAGCCCATATACTAATCGTGTAAACTTGTCCAGCAGTTAGAAATAGATTTACGCCAGGCCAATAAGGACCGTCAGAGTTTTGTCCGTCAACGTTGTTGAAAATATGAGCCATTCTGTACTGACCACTATCTGAAAATTTATCTTCAATGTTGAAACCTTTTCCCTGTGCAGCTCCGCCCCAAACTTTCCAACCATCTAAAGTACGTGTGTTACGTAACAGATTAACGCCGACTGAACTATCCGTAACCCGTTGCTGAACGGTGGCCAAGGTACTACTGAACGAGTTGGCTGTTAATTGCAACTGACTTATACTATGCTCATTAACGGCATTGGCAGCATTCAAAGAATCAAAGCTAGCAACCAAAGATTTGTTTGTCGCCTGGAGAGTACTAATATCTTTAGTTTGTTTTCCCAGGGTATCGTTTACAGTAACAAACTGAGCTTTGAACCCACTAGAATCAGCTTTCAGGTCATTAATACTAGTAGTATGTCCATCAACCGTAGTTTTAACACTGGACAACGTTGCATTAATACTGTCAGCGCTCACTTTAATCTGATTCTGGGTCCAGGTCTCAGTAGCGTATCCACTTAAGTCATCTTTAGTCAACTTAGCAGCTAGTCCGTTTTCCAATTCAGCAATCGTCATAGTAGAACCATCAGTTAATGTTGTGTACTTAGAATTAACTGAATTAGCAATGCTCTTTGCATCATTGGCATTTTGAGAAGCCTTGTTAACATCGTCAATCAACCCAGCAGCTGAATTTTGTGCATCAATAGCTCGATCCAGTGCTTGATTAGCTAATGCATTTGTATCATCGTACTTAGCCGCAAGCTGGTCAGCTTTATCTGATGCACTTTTAGCATTTTCAACCGCAGTTTCAGCCTCTTTCTTAGCAACGTTAACTTTGGCGTCTACCTCACCAGGGTTCAACGTAATCTGCTCCCAACGCCCGTTGACCCATTGTTTGATAGACCACTTGTCTGGATCACTATCACTTTGGTCAAACCATAAGTCACCTTCATTGGCGCTCGTGGGTTCTTTTTCACCATAGTAGTTTGTACTTTTGCCGTTAGCGCTGCTGAGTGCATTATCAACACTTTCTTGAATACGTTGCACCTTGCTATCCAAACTACTTTGTAGATGTGTGTACTGATCAACAATACTCAAATCACCGCAAGTGGCCGTATACCCGATACGCTTACCGGTCACGTCAAACTGTTCTTCAAGCTGAATAATGCGAATATTACGCTTGAAATTTAATGCTTCATCAATCGCTAAAATCCAGTCCCCGACTTTAGGTGCTTCATAATTAGGATAACCAGCGTTCTCTAAGTCATAGATGTTCATAGTCATTGACACGGTATAGGTCGCATCAACCTGCTTTTTTAAAGCAGCAATCAAGTTATCTGCAATTGTGTATCGTTCATCGACAATCGGGTCCATTTCTAAGTCGCCAAACTGCTTGGCTAACTCACTGCGATACTCAACTTCTAATCGACCCTTACTTTGGTCTTCAGCATCTTTGAAAGCACCATAGCCCTTAGCATACGTCGCAAAATCGGATATTTTCATTTCTTCCGTGAGATCACTAAGGTTAATCCCTTTACGGGCAAAACTGGTCAGGTCACTACCAATCTGTTTAGCAATGTGAACCGTCTCATTGTGCACTTCAAATTCAACGCCAGCCTGATCAATAATGTCGTTAAATAAATCTAACTTATTTTTATAACCCCAATTTTCTTTTTCAAATGCTGGTACGGTAACGTCATTCTTGTAGGTATACCCGGATTTATCAAAGAGTTGTCCTAGATAGAATGTATACTCATGACTACCCGTGTATTGTGCGTGCAATGCTACTTTGGCAAAGTCCCAAAAGAACTGTTGTATCGCATCAAAGACAACGGTATTGGTATCATCACTCAGCTTCTTATACGTAATGACGTACTTTTCATTATCGAAGTTTAACCACCAACCGTAGTCTAAACCGTTCAATACGTCGCCGCCGGCAAATACTTCACCAGTCAGTGACAGTCCGCCATTAACGCTAGTAGTTCTTGTAATGGTAGCTTGGCCGAAATGGGGCGCCCCAGACGGATCATGAAATTTAATCAATAGTTTTCACCTCACCTTCCTAAATATATAAATCACACAAATTTTTGATTTGGATATCCGCACTGATTGAACATACTACCTTGTTAGCTGCACCGGGGTGCAGGATAAAATACCCCGCATTGGTTTTATCATTAATGTTCTGATTGCCACGAGTATTATTCATGCCCGATAACGTATAAACGTCACCAGCAACTACTGGGCTAGTAACTATCAATGATTGACCATCGACTGTCAACGTAAACCCACCAGCAGACGCAACCTTAGCCGTCACGACAAAATAAAAAGCCTGTTCTAGCTGTGAACAAGCTACTGTACCGTTATAAGTTATTGATTGGCCACTAACTAAAGTTTGCGACCGTGGCTTACTCTCACCATATGGCAATTCGACTGTCTCAAATTCCAGTGACCAGGTGTAGTAAACGCCCTTACCAGTCCGCTCGATGATTGATGGTAAGTTGGTATCTGTTCGATACACTTTAAACCGTTTCTTATCAACAGTTTGTGCTGGCATCACAAAGTCTTTGCCACTCTCACGCACGTCATACAAGTTTCGACCACCGTAAATGCGTGTTAAATAAATAGGTTCCGCTTGTGACAAAGCCGCGTTAACTTTATCTCGCACATCATCGGCTTTTTCCAGACTCTTAACCCAATACAAACCATTGATTGTAATCCTCTTAACGACATGCCGGCCTCCATAATCCAATGAACCGGCGTGCCCATCAAAACTCTTAGTAGTTCTGGTAATTGTTGGTGCCGATTCTTCGAAGTTGAGCACTTGGAAGCCGAAGTCACTCAACTTATGTTCAGTTCCATTTAAGTTTGTAATTAAAGCATCCATTTGCTAACCTCCTTGTGGGAAGAATCGATTTAAATTGTGTTCCCGTGAATCCTTCTGCTTAATTAATGTCCGCAGCTTGTCACCTATCATGTCGTTATGCACTTCAAATGTTGGTTGTTGGTCATCAAGTTTATTCAAGATAGCTTCCAGGCCTGCTACGATTGCTTGTGTACTGTCGCTACCACCCAAGTTATAGTTGATTGTGGTATTATCTCCGCCAATTGAGTCATTGATGGCTTTCGAAGCTTGGATAATTGATGAATTAGCCGGAATAGTACCAGCAGCATACTGTGAGACACCAAACATTTTGGCCGTTAATCCCGCTGGAATAACTTGCGTTCCTTTTGGTGCATTCAGATAGACATTACGTCCGTGTGGGATAAACGCTGGATGCCCGGGATACTTGACAGCTTCACGGAACACTGAACTTTCTTCGTCATTAACAATGATTGGATTACCATCGGTACCGGTTGTACCTGTTGCGTGCCGAGTAATTTTACGAAAAACAGTTGTAATGAAGTGAGTCACGTTCCCCATTGCATTCCAGTGGCTTAGAGTACGGATTGCGCTACTGATTGGACCAGAAGCGCCATCGTGACCACGAGCAGTTTTGTCTCGCATACCGGTTCCGTTGTATCGACCTAATGAACCTTTAGCGCGTCCCATAGCGCCGCTTGCCGAATCATATCCGCGAGCGGCTTTTCCGCGCATACCTACCCCGTTATATCGATCAAGCGACCGGTGAGCACCGTTAATTGGACTAGATGCAGCGTCATGTCCACGAGCAGTTTTGAGCGCCATATTAACGCCGTTATATTTTATTGCCGATTTACGTGCACCATTCATTGAACCTGAGGCCGAATCCTTACCTTTTGCAGTTTTGGTCTGCATTTTGGTTGAATTAAATTTATCTAGTCCCTTTTTACCGCTCTTAGCAGGACCAGACGCCTTATCAGTAGCCTTAAGTACCTTACCAGTTACCTTAACTCGGCCAAACTTATCAACTGAAATTTTAGCGTTACCAGCGTTCTTGCTAGCATTATCCTTAGCAAATAAATTTTTAGTAGCGCTTTTTGGTAAATTCTGATAAGCCTTATAATTACCAGTTACCTTCTTAATAATTCCTGTAGCGCCCTTATCATTAGCAATCAGCTTCTTTTCAGACGTAGGTAAGCTGTTCCAGTCTTTAACATTCTTAACACCTTTCGCAACATCTTCGGCACCCTTAGCTTTGGCCATGACCGTCTTCATTTGTGGCGTTAAGTTGTTCCAATCTTTAATACCAACCGTAGCTTGCTTCATGGCTGGCGACGCGTTGTCCTTTAAGACTGCCCGCTTCTCAGCCATCGTTAACTTATTCCAAGTTTGAGCCTTAGTCATAATACCGAGTAACTCTGGTTTACCCTTGGCAGTAATGATGGCCTTCTTTTCGGCTGGGGTAAACTTGCCCCATTGTTTGCCCTTTTCGATTAACCCGGCTAGATCATCGCCACCTTTAGACTTAATCATCGCCTGTTTCTCTTTAAGCGTTAAACCATCCCAGCGTTTGGTCTGAACAGCCGCAACCCCAACCATGGCCGCGGCATTGGAACTCATCTTTCCTTGCTTAGCAAGGAGCAACATAGCATTCCATTTGTCTTTCGACTTAGCGGCCTTATTAACCTCTGCTTGCGCATTGGTCTTAACTTTACCAGTTTTGGAATCAAATACTAAGCTATTCCAGGTATCGGCCGCTGCCTTAGACTTCTTACTCATGTTGCCAGTTTCAGCAACCACCAAGGATGTACTCTTACTCATGTCATCATTCTGTCGCTTTACAATTGCAGCAGCTTGCTTGTAAGTGTAGCCAACATTTAGTAAATCCTGCGTAATTTGAGCTTTAGAAGCCCCGTTCGCCTTATCCAGCTTATAGATTGCCGCGGCCATACCATCTGTGGTTGACTTGTGGGTAGCTTGCAGGTCAGTCATTGCCTTGCCATATTGTGATGCAGAAATTTCACCTTTATCGTACATGGACTTGATCTGCTGGCTCTGATCATTGTAAAGCTTGTTTTCTTTCTGCATTGAAGACGTCAATTGATTAATGGTCGTATCACGTTGCTTACGAGTCATGTTACCAATATCACCATTCAATGCAGCCAGAACGTTCTTCTTAGCACTTCCACCTATTTTGAGTAGGCTAATTTCATCGCTATTCATTTTACGCTGGCTGTTTAGCAATGCAGTTCGTTCTGTATCACTTAAACCAGACATCTTGCCATTGTGGTTTTTGAGTATTGCTTCCGCGTTACTGTAATTTTCCTTAGCGTCGGCCAATACCGTAGCATTATGCTTCTTGCGATCAGCTATATCCTTTTTCAAGTCACCTTGAACAGAGTCGGGCAGGCCCTTCATATCCTTCTGCATCTGCTGGATAGTGTCTTTGGAATCCTTCTCCATCTCAGTGTACATATCGCCAAAATCCTTGGCAACGCTCTTAGTGCTTGTATGACTTGCTGTCTCAAAATCCGTCAATGACGCACTAGCGTTAGTACTAAATCCCTTGAACTTAGTCAGTGCAGAATCAGCCTGTTCACCGACATCTGAACCCCATTGCCGTGTTCGTGCAGCACTAGCTGCAGCTTCCTTACCATAGAGTTGCCAGTAAGCCACACCGGCTACAGCTGCCAAACCAACGCCAGTCACTGCCGCACCCGTCACACTTAATGAGGTTCCCAATACACCAGCTCCAGCCTCAGCAGTGGTAAAGGCACCTTTAAGCAAGCCAAATGTTGACTTAGCTGTTGATGCTGAGCCATTTACAGTATCAACACTACCTTTGAATGCTTTGAAGCCGCCACTAGTGGCATCAGTCGCACCTTTTAACATCGCGAGTGATTCTTTAGCTGCTTGATTCTTCGCGTGCCATTGTGCGGTAGCGCTAATAACTTTAACAATACCGCCACCAAATGTTCCAAATCCACCGACGATATTACCCAGCATACTCAATACTGGGCCACCAGCAGCAGCTAATAGGGCAAACTTAATAATGGTATTCTGAGTGGCATCATCCATCCTTGAAAAGCCTTGAACCATATCAGTGGCTTTCTTAACTAACGGTGTTAGTTTTGGAATTAACTTCTCGCCGATTTCAATTCCTAATACCTGCAGTGATGCGATCAACTTCTTGACATTATTTGCTGAGGTATTACTCATTTGTTCCGCAACTTTCTTAGTTGCGCCGCCAGCATTCTCAGTGTCTTTAGTCAAGTCACGCAGACTCTTAGAGCCGGCCTTAACTAATGCGTTAGCTGCCGCTTGGTTTTCGCGCCCGAAGGCTTGGGCTAAGGCCTTACCACGTTCAGCGTTCGACCAGCCCTTAGTGCCATGTGTGATATCATCAATTAATTGCGGTAAATCGTGTGAGTCATGAGCCAGTTGCTTCGAACTAATGCCCATACTCTTGAATCCTTCGGTGTTTTGCTTGGTTGGCTTAATCAAACTAGTCAGCATACCACGTAAGTTAGTCCCAGCTTTTTGGCCTTCGATTCCTTGGTTACTAAGCTCACCAACAGCCGCCGCAGTTTGTTCAACACTGAGACCCAAGCTAGATGCAACCGGCCCAACGTAGCTCATCGCATCAGACATATCACCGAAGCCAGCCGCAGTCGCATTAGCTGCATAAGTCAGCGAATCGGTAACCCGCTGAGTGTTCTTCATCGTCCCCGCCGTTGAGTTAGTCTTTAACCCGAACTGTTCAACGATTGACGCTGTGGCATTCATAACCGTACCCATATCTTCACCGGAAGCCATGGTAGCATCTAAGATAGACGGCATTGATCCTAGAACTTGGTTAGTCGTGTAACCACGCCGAATAAGTTCCGCCATGCCGTTGTTGATCTCAGTAGTCGAAACACCGTACTTCATCGACATCTTCTTAGATGCATCACCCAACTGATCCAACTGTGACCGGTACTTAGCGGTAACCGCGCCCCCATTAGTCAGCAGAGGCCCCATGGACTTGATTTGCGAATCAAAAGTGATAGCGGATTTAGTTGCAATGGCTAACCCAGCCGCAATTGGGGCGCTAACTTTGCTGGTCATCGTTGAGCCGATGTTCTTCATCGATGTACCAGTCGCTACAGCGGCCTTGCTAACTTTATTTAAGCCACCGGTAAAACCAGTTTGCTCAACGCGTGCTTTAGCCATTGCCGCTGCATTATTCTTATACTGAGTTTGTAATGAGGCTAATTTAGCATTGGCATTCTGCAATTGAGTTGCTAGCTTAGCTGTTTGCGCGGTTGGTTTACCATCAACCAGCGAGTCCTTGTACGCTTTACCCAGTTTTTCAACAACCCGCTGCTGACTCATCATTACTTGTGACAAGCCTTTAGACTTAGCTGATAGGACATCAAACTGGCGGCCCGATTGACCGAGTACAGCCATTGATGATTTCATCTCAGCCATTGCATACTTAACTTCACGTTTAGCACCGGTTAAACCTTTACCAAACGCAGCGTGATCCAGCCCTAACTCGATGACCATGCGGCCTAATACTTCATCTGCCATTTATTATTCCTCCCTTCATTAAGATTTTCTAGCAAAGTCAAAAAGACTCATGACAGGCTGATTACCAGGGTTCACACCCACAGTTCCTGGTTTGACTCGGGTCCCACTTTCAGTCTGCTGAGTCTGTTCGGTCGTTGCTTCGATTATTTGCGACAATAATTGAAAATCAACATCATTTAATACGCTCGATAGTGTATAGCCAGTTCGGTTCTCAACAATTACGCCGACTGCTGATAACACACTTTTGCGAGCTTCTTTGATTGTTATTCCGGTGTTGTCGCCATCTGTAGCTTTTTGGGGTTTACATTTGCAACCTTACAAATAAGTTCAAAAATATGGTCTTCAAAGCCAATCGCATTGAAACCATTCCAAATTGCTTCTGTTGTCACTAACGGGTTAGTAAATACTTTGGATAGAAATGCTACTCGTTCTTCAAAAACATCACGTAATTTACGATCTGAATTATCTGTTTCGATTAAGTCCAAGGCGTCCAAAATACGGCCTGCCGGAATGAACGATTCCGTGAAAGTCTGCTTTTTACCATTAATAAGTAATTCCATTTTTAGTGGTGTACTCATAGTTTTTTCCTCCATACACAAAAAGCCGCCCCAATTGGTATTGTTGATTTATCGGCGACTAGTGGTTAGTTATTCAATATGTTTTTTTCAGAATTATCCATTACTTGGGGTTGTATCGCTACCTGCTGGATCAAACAATTGCTTTTCAAACTTCGTAACAGTCGTTGCATCCTTAGTGGCATCGCCCACAAACTTCTGCATCACTTCGCCGTTAGTAGCAGTGGCAATCGAACTAATTGGCGTAAAAGTCCAGGCATCAGCTTCTGGCGTAAATGATTTAGATGAATCCAGCGTACTCAAGCTAATCTTATCCCGCGTAAATGTTCCCTTGAAGAAACCAACTAACGCAATTTCACCAGTGTCTTCTTTTGATTCCATTTCAATTGAGCAATATGGTGGCAATGTGTCTTCACCACCATAGCTGATCTTGTCATCATCGACACGGAAGCCAGCCAATAGGTCAGCACTAGCTTCCGGTAAATCTAAAATACCGAGTGCTACCTTAGCGTCACCCAAACCTTGACGTGACAAGTAGTAATCGATATTAGAACCCGGCACTTTCACTGGGTCTTTAGCTAAACCACTGATTTCAGCAGTGGTCGTAGCCCCTTTGTGTGCCTGACCTTCAACAATAATCAGGTCACCTTTTTTCGTGCCGTCTTCGGCAAATGGTTGAATATTTAATCGTTTATATCCTACAAACATAATTACATCTCTCCTTAATAATTTGTGTCATACAATTTCGTGTTACCGCGGTATCGACGAACGTCAACAAACCGGTTAGTTTCAGTCATGAATTCATCTAATTCGTTCTGAGCACCAGATAGCCGACTGAATCCCAACGCAAGCATTTCGTTTTGAATTTCACGTGCCACAGCATTACGTGCCGGTCGACTGATAGATTCAACATTGACTTGAAACGTGAATTGCACATTCAAATAATCATCACTGCCAACAGCCGCTGGTACCGGTGGTCCGACAGGTGTAATCACAACAAATAGATTGTCGTGGTCAGCCGTTTCTGGGCTTTCGAAATAACTAATTCGATGACTGCCATCACCAGCCAATGTTAGTTTTGCAATTGTTGCATTTGCCAACAACGCGGTATAAATAGTTGCAAGCATATCCTTGGGCTCAGTCATAGTAGTTTCCTCAATTCAGCTTCTTCAAGTGCCTTGGCAGGGCCACGACTACTGTCAAACGCGCCTTGAACCTTGCCCATGCCGCGTGGATGATAGGTTTTGCCGAACCGTGTATAACCGAGCTCATTCAGATGGACTAATCGCCAGCGAGATCCCGCGTGCCAACCAATCTTAATCGTCCGTACACCACCCCGACTATGAGGGTTACCAACTGATACTTGAAGAACTGTTTGCCCTGTATCACGATAGCTGGCGACCGCATTCTTGAGTTCAACCGCTACTCGCCTGCCGGCTACTCTTAACGCATCATTTTCAATACGATTTAGCTTTGCTGGGCTAAACTTTTCGGCCAACTTATTAATTACTTCATCAACGCCTTTAAACTTAACCGTCACTTCCGTCATTTAGTCACCCCCAGCACAATTTTTACAAACTGGTTATTTTCTAAATCTGGTGCTACCTGGATAACATCCCAAACAATCGGTTGACCAGTGGCATCCAGATACCGGCGGTCATCAATAACCACGGTGTCCTTAGTTGTAGGGTCAAATTCGCCAAAAGCATCACGGATTTTTACCGTTGCGCCGTACTTGGATTCGTGAGCCGTTAGCACCGTGCGATCTTTGGTTGATGGGTCATAGACTAGTCCTAGGCACTCAAAGATTTGCTCAGTTTGACCACGCCCTGGTTCGGGTCCCGTATTCTTGACGGTACGAAAAAAACGAACCGGCGTATTAAGCTGATTCGTTCTTACTGGTGGTGCTTTGTATTCAAACTCCGGTCGGTTCATCTTCATCATCCCCCGGTTCATAGCTGGTCAAGGACGCAGACAATAAGTCGTCCAAAAAATTAGCGTCGAAAAACTCGACTTGGTCATTGTAAGCGTATCGTGCTCGTTCTAAAACTAGTTCGTCATACACATCATCACCGGCGTTACTGGCAATACCAGTAATATCGGTGACACGCTTCTGACTAGCCGTAAGAATCCGTGATAAATTCTTATCTTCTGCGCTATGATAAATCTTCATTCGTTGCTTGAATTGGTCTAATAACGGATTTAATTTTTCATCTGTCATCTAATCACCCCACTAACGCTAACAAATCGGCCTTCAACGTAGCTCCAGTGTGGTCGATTCCGTTAGCATCTAACCAAGCAGTGATTTCAGCTACGGTACTGTTCGCAGTCGGCTTAGTTACCCCGGTGTCCGGGGTCGCTATTTTCCCGTGTCACCGCCGGTCGTTGGTTCAGTGGTCGTAGTACCAGGGGTAGCAAGCTTCAAGTCGTAAACCGCAGCCGCCTTGTCATCCTTAGCCTTACCATAGAAGAACTGTTTAGCCGTGTATAAGTCCATGTCTTCAAGTGCCAACGTTTGATCGTATGGTTGAATCTTCAACGGGCCAGCCTGGAATGCATCGTAACGGCCTTGAACAAAGGCAATCACCTTGTTCTCTGGTGCAAACTCGGATTCGATAATTGTTAAACCAAATGGCAAGGCAGTGACAAATTGGCCCGCCAAATTTTGAACCATGAATTGCGCTTCTACATCTAATGATTCCCCAGGGCCCATGACCATGACAGTCTTGCCCTTAGCCACAACTGACTTACCATTTTCCTTAGTTGAAAGATTCTTGATCATACCAGCTAATTCTTTAGCAGCAGTCTTGGTATCTGCAAACGTCAACGTCCCAGCGGATTCTTTTTCAGGGTATACGCCACCAGTCACGGCCACGCCTTCCTTGACAGAACGATTTAAACCGATTGGCTTGCTGTTCCCATCACCAGTTAAGAACGCAGTTTCAGCGCCGACTGCAAAGGCTTCAGTAATTTGAGTGATTACGTATTGCTTAATCCATGATGGGCCGAAGTCACTTAAGTCCTTTGGCAATACCAAGAACGCGGTTGCCTTGGATTGGTCAGCTTTAGTCTCCTTGAACTTAGCATCTAATTGGCTAGTGATTTCGCCGAAAACATTACCCCAACCAATTACTCCGGAAGCATCTGATTGGATAATCTTCAAGCTAATACCTTGGTTTTGCAAACCGATTGCTTGAAGTAACGGGTGGGCTTGGACCATGTCATCGAACACTTCAGTGACAACCGTTTCAGGCAATAACTTAGGTTCTTTAAATCCAGTATCTGTCTTAATTTCATTGAAGAACTTCACTTCTTCGTTAAACATCTTAGGGTCGTGTCGGCGAGCGTCCAAGTAGTCTTCGGTTTGAGCATGAACTTGGTTCTTAATTTCTGAAAGTGTATCTTCCCCCAAAGCGTCCATCATATCAGTAAAACCCTGTTGTTGTTCTTCGGGTTTTGCGGCGTCCTTCACCAATTGTGCGTACTTTTCACGTGCGTCAGTAAAGTTTTTGAAAGCTTTTGTATCAAATTTAATCATTACTTTTCCTTCTTTCTAAATTAAAAAGCAAACGGATTAAATGTTTTTTCCGTTTGCACTTTAGGTTTAACATTTAGTTTTTGAGTAACTGCAGTTGTAATGCGATCAATATCTGAATCAGATAATTTGAAAGGCTTAATACTGCGTGCAGTTGTCATCCCTGAATTATTTTGCTTCATTAACTCAGTTATTTTATCAATGGCAGACTTTGGTAACATACCTGAGCCACCATCTGCGACCAGCTCAATTTGATCATCAAACATAATTTCATCGACAAAGCCTAATTCTTTAGCTTGGTCTGCATTCAAATACGTTTCTGAATCCATCTTGGCCTGTAGATCTTCCATCGATAAGCCAGTTTTAAGATGATAAGCATTCGCAATCGCTTCGCTGGACTGCTTTAAAATTTCAGACAGCTTAGCCTGATCGCGGTAATCACCACGCAATCCACCAGCTACATTGTGAATCATAATTTGGCCGACTGGGCTAATCCGTGTGGGATTACCAGCCATGGCGATCAATGACGCTGAACTTGCGGCCATCCCAACAATGTTAACCATAACTTTTCCTTGATAAGCCATCAACGCAGTATAAATTTCAGTTCCAGCGTCCATTAAACCACCACCAGAATTAATATCAACTTCAACAGTTGAGCCATCATCTGGTAATGCATCAATGACATCCTTAGGAGCAGTACTGTCCATTTCCAACATGTCATAAATCCACTTGTCATCGTTACTAATAATCGGACCCTTAACGTTAATCTTCTTCATTATTCTCACCACCTTTCATTGTATAATTCTTGGTCATCACTATCTGGTCACCATCTTCACGTGGTGGCAACCCAACTGCTGACCGAACCTCGTTTTGAGTAACCATACCTGACGAACCAAGCTTGTCGATTTGTTCTGCTAGTTCAATTAGTGTTGGTCGATTAATACCAATTACTTCAACTTGTTTGCCATTCTTTAAGTAATCTCGCTGGCTGAATGACTTAGCGTTAAGCTCTGACTGAATCTTATTTAATAACGAACTCAAGCACTGCTTATTGAACAGTTTCTGATTTTCACCACTTTCAGCAGTCTCACCATGAATTAACGCTGGTGGCACTCCTACCAGCCGGGCAACGTGATCAATGAATGCTATTAGCACGCTGTTGTTTTCATCAAATGTCTGGTTCTTACCCACACCGTTTGACACTTCGTTATACTCAAAACCATTAGTGATTGGTACCAGCGCAACGGAGTTCTTGCTGAAAGATTGGAAAATCTTGTCAATAAACTTCTGCAGCTTGTTGGCTTTACCGTCATTAAGTCAGCCTTAACGGTCGCTCTAATTTGATTATTACGAAGTTCCAGCTCATACATTCGGCCAAATAACTCACCGTAGTCTCCCCACAGACCGGTCAGATAGTGTTCTAGTTGGTCATTAGAGTATCTCAGGTAAATAACATCAGACATCGGGAAAGAACGCTTAAACGTGTATTCTTTGACTGTGACATTGTCGAAGGTATCTTCATATACTGCATACTCGTGACGACTAAAATCATCAGCAATTAATAAATCACCATTGTCGTCCTGAATCACTAGCACCTCGTTGTAATAAATCAATTGGTAAACAAAATGCTGCCAAAAATCACTGGCCGATTCGTCAGTATTTGGTCGGACATTGAGCTTGTAATACATCGCATCCTTAACAGGTAACCCCTTGTTCATCACACGAAACTCCGACTGGCTAACCGCCCGGCCCACGTAATTAATCACGGTGTCAATCGCCATGCGTTTTAAGTAAGCTCGGTTTTTAATGTCTTGAAACAAATCAAGATCATAAATAAAGCTGGAATCTTTTCGCCGCGTAAACAGGTCAAAGAAGCTATTAATTACACTCATATATTCACCTCCTTTCTGTTAGAAATCAATGTCTGCCAGCATATCCAGTGACTCATTCACTGAATAATCTGGCAACTGGTCAACTAAATATTGACCATATTCAAACGCTTTGAAACCATCAGTTTTTCGCCGAATTTCTTCTTTCTTGCCATATCGTTTGTTACCGTGACTATCGGTCGAAACCAACACATTTTGAGTGTTCCACCGCAATAACGGGTTGTCACCCCAGATATATTGATGATTAGCAAACCCGGTCTCAATTCTCGGTGCTAGTAGGCCATCAATGGCAGTTGGATTCCGAATGACCACGACTTCAAATCCGGCGTCTTCGAAAAACTTGCGAAGCAAATCCGCACGGAAGTTATCCATGACGACCTTCTTAATGATAAAATGTTTGCGTTGTTCTAAGAACCAATCAACCACAGCTTGTGGGTCAATTGTTGGCGTGTCCACCACGGACAACAACCCCCGTTCTTCCCATTCAGCAATAGGAGGAGCAGACTGGGGGCGATCTTGTGGTTTAGCTGAATATGCATAGAACTTATCGACAAATTGGCGACGGGCAAATTGATGGCCGATAAAATATTGCTTGCCGTCTTGCTTGATCGTTAGCCCGTCCGCGGTAAAGTCGCGGATAGACGCGAAGTCAACGGAGCCGATTGCTTCCATACCCTCTAAATCATCAGGAATCGGCTTATTGGTCGCTTTGATTTGTTCATACGGCGCAATTGAACGTTCCAAGTCTTCAATTGGAAAGTCCATCCGTTTAGTCATAAACTCTTCACGCTTAGAAGTTTCAAATTGCATTTTGACATACATTTTTCGCATCTTATTGTGAAGCGTCTGTCCATATTCCGTGAGTGGCTTGGATAGCATTGGATTCGCCAGTTCCCAATATTTCTCATCATCTACTTGATCAGCAGAATCCAATTTACACCAAAATGGAAACATAGTGTCAGGTGGCAGTTTACCGCTCATGACACTCAACGCCACCTTCTTTTTTTCGTCCAAATAGCCACCACGAACGTAGCCATCAGAACCGATTTCAAACTGGCGCGACTCAGGACGCTTACCAAGACCAGATTCATAAACCGACACACCCGAATCATCTGGGTACTGATGAATTTCATCGAACACATCGAACCCGTCTCGCAAACCATCTTTTGTTTTGCCATTAGAAGTCTGATAAACCAGGGTGGAATTAGTTGCTTTCGAAGTGATATACGACTTGGCAGCACTAAAAGCATTTTGCAAAATTGGATTATTGCCAACCACGTTATAAATCTCTTCAATAGATGTCTTCGCCTGTTCTTCCGAATTAGCCACAATGGAGCCGTTGTAACCAGGAATGCCATTCAAGTCACTTATCAAGAACGCCCCAGTCGATGAAATCCAACCGTTTTTACCAGCACCCCGTCCCATAATTATCAGGAACTCATCATAATAAACTGTGCCAGTCGTTGAATCATAGAGAAAAAGAAAAGCGTCCAGAAATCTCTGAAACGCAGCGGTTGGGAAGAACCATTTTTCGGTAAATTTAATTAGATTATCGATTTTTTTATCATCGAAGTACAAGTTATCATTAGATAAAACATACTTCTTTAGATAATTTATCAGCATAACCCGTTCTTTATTGAGTAATATCTTTCCGGACTCGTACAAATCGATATACTCATCAACATACTTTTGGTGAATCATACCAAATCACTTGAATCGTATTGAGAAGGGGGCGTTTTTACGACTTTTTGTGTGATTTTTGGCATTTTAAAGTCCTTTTCAAGCGTAATTAATGCAGAATTAATTCTATTTTTTTCTGCAATTCCAGAATTTGGCTTCCAATAAGTTTGACTGCCATTCTGAATTTTTAACATGACGCCATGCTTTTGTATGCTTTCGTCAAGCTGATAAAAAACGTCTAAAAGGCTGATATATCGGTCAACCTTTTCTTTCTCAACAGCTGATTTTTTATCGATTCGCTGCATCAATTCCCTTCTTATCTTACGGTGGTCCAAACCCCCACCCCCTTTCAAATTGAATAAAAAAAGCAATATTTTTCCGTAGTCGAGTCCTACCCACCGGTTCCCAGTTTTCTATTTTTCGCCAATTTTTTTGACCCCGGGGGCCTTGGCGATAAAAGATTTCCAGTCAAAAAAGATTGCTTTATTAATGTAGTAATATCCAGTGAATTCTTTTGCATTATTCATCCGTTTACAATAGTTTTTTGCGCGCCGTTCACTAAAATAAACGCGATGCGCAAATAATACATTCGCTTGTTGGTCACGCATGACTACGTAGACCACGACTTGCTTAGTGTTATCGGTTCTTGATCGCATTAGTCATCACTCCTTGTCTATTGATAGAACACCTTACCAGTCTGTTGATTGATAAAGATCATATGCTGAATGGGCTTATAGTCGCACTCCGATAATAAGATGATAGTTGCAGTCATCATGCTAACCCCTGACTCATCAATATCTGTAGCCGTTACAAACTGATAACTACACGACACTACCTGAGCCTGCTCACCGTCAACATAGATCTCAGGTATCTTTTGCCCGTTGTTTATTGCCCAAGTTATATCATGTTCCACCATTAATCCCACCTCTCGTCATTTGACCATCGGTTCTCTTTACGCTCATGCTTGCTTCGATAGTTCATGCGATGATGTCGTTTGTTGTGACAGTCCTTGCACAGTGTCCGCAGATTAGTCGGCTCGGTTCGCAATTCCGGATAGTCAGCCAACTCTTTAATGTGATCAACTTCCAGTACAACCGGACGGCCATGACTATCCACGTCACCATACCGTGTGACCTTGCCATCGCGCTTACACCACTGACACTCATAGTGATCACGTTTAAGGATAGCAGCACGTAGATGTTCCCACTCAACGGAGCTATAGAACTGCCGGCACTGGTCAGTCGTCCAAGCCATGATGCAAATCTTTCCAGAATGTTTTCCCATTAGAGAAGATTGGTACAGATGCATGCTTAGGCTCGATCCCGTCCATGACGTTACCCAGACCATCATAGATGTCGTGCAGTGAATAGCCCTGCTTGATTAATCCGTAGCAAGTCTCATTGATTGCTTGCGTTGTATTGAACTCTGATTGTTCCATTCGTATTACCTCCAATAAATTATTTAATGTGATTGACGTGGTATCGAACCACGCACCGCTGCTAAGCTTGCCAACTCCCGACGGTCTCATCTTAGAGACCCTATTCAGGATCAACCACACGTCGACTACCATTTTTAGCTTAATGGCTAACTCACGTTTTAGACGCTGCGCTACGCCCTGAGTCGTTCACTCAATGTGCCGGTAAGGATTTGCACCTTACATGACGTGTGGTCATATCAGTGTCACCCGATACCCGTTACTCGCGTCTGACTATGCGTCTACCTATTCCGCCACGGCACACCTTGGATAGTGTCACCCAAACCACTAACAGTGACCTATAACTCACTGTTGCTTACAGTGTTCATGTATTTTTACACTCCGGAAGCTATCCTTCTCCCAGAAATGATGGTATTAAAAAACGCCACACCGTTTGGCATGACGATCATCATGGTGACTAAAAATTAATTTCATTCTGCTTAAGTTCAATATCCAAACGCATGATTTTAATAGCCTTTAACAGATATTTTCCAACATGTTGCTTCCCATTAATTGTTTCAATGAGTTCATTTAAATCTGAATACAATGCCCTTCGCTCTAATTTAAATGCTTCATCCGGTGTTTCATCTTGTAAACCATCACGGCCTACATACATTATGGCAATGATATCCTTAGCTTCCTTTATGGACATTGATTCCATGTATGCTCTTCGAGCGCGTCCATATTCCACTTGTATTCCATCTTCTAACGAATTAAACCACAATTCTTTTTCAGATAGAGAATATCTCGATCCTCTTCGCTCATTAATATCAAATCCATTCGATAAGGTAATCATTACATTTATTTTTTGCATCAATTGCGCAGATATTTCCATTGCTCAACACCCAACCTTTTATCATCTTTCAAACATAATAATTATACATTTTCATATCTAACAATGCTAACGTCTACTATATTCATAAATTGGGCATCGCGGATAATAAAAAGCCGCCACATAATTGCAACGACTTTTCTTTGGAACTATTCGATAATACAAATATACACCCATTTACTCGGCATGTAAGTGACATTCAGGGGACATTTTAGTGACATCTAGGGGACATAGACTGTTAATCTAATAAATATGATTGAAACTTTTAAAACCCAACAACTTAATGGACTTTAACGTAGCTTTCTTTATTTTCAAATGAAAAGTCACAAATTTGTTCTTTTTTTTCGATGCCATCTACATCTTGAACTACAATCTCCAAGTTACCTTTCCCAGATTCAACTTGACTTTTTAACCAGTTCACAATTTTTTTAACATCTACAGTTACTATTATATTTTCTTTAGGACTGATAAAATGCCTATCATATGATATTTCAGCACCGGAATTATCAATAATAGCACTATTTAATACTTGAAAAAGATTAAGCCTCCCCACCTCGCGAACTACACGTTCTGGAAATTGGAGTAAATACAAATTCAAAAAATCATCATCGATTGTTAAAGAAATCCTAATATTAGCGCTACCCGTTCCACAATTGACTATTTCAAAATCGTATTTTCTATGGCTTGGTCCCGATTTACAAGGTAATCTCTCTATACTCAACTTAGGTTTATTAGCAGACCTAGCCAAATAAAGTGACACAATAACTGCAAAAACAGTTGCCAATGCACCTATCCATTCTCCTAAATCACCTAATCCTATTATTCTCAATTTAGTAAGAATTAAAAGTGAACCCCCTACTGTCACAATAAATCCACAAATAAAACCAAATATAAAAATAATAAAAGGCCTGCTAGCAACAAGTATTTTAATTTTTTTTGTATACGAGTATATGCTTTTCAATGCAATTCCTCCAAAAATCATTATGCTTCAATCATACCAAAAAGCCGCCGCATAATCGTGACGACTTTCTTTTTATAAAACTTTCACATGGCGTACTCCATCACCGTATAGTCGTTTGACCTGACGGAACGAATAACTCATCTGTAACGCAATCGTGTCCAGTTGAATATCTTCAATAAAATACTGCTCTAATATAGAAGCTTCTAACGAATTAGTTAGTTCATCCAGACAATCCGTAATTTCAACTTTGATAGGCCGACTCTTCTTAATGAGCTTGTTAATACGCGCTTCAATCTCTTCTCGCTGAATTAAATCATCAGCCAGCTCTCGCCGCTTACCACCACCCGGTTGTCCTGTCATGCTAGGTGAATGTGTCGACTCAATACGATCATCAATGACAAACAGCTTAGTTTCCAGCCGCTTGATTTGTCTAAAGTAAGGCCGGTAACGCCTCAAAAATTTCTTGTTAGTTTCAAAATCACCCACCACCGTCACCTCAACTCCGAATAATTAAATTGCCATGGCGATATTCTGTTACTCGCCGGTTTAGCCAGCTGTATTTTTTATGCAGCTGTTTTACCGTTTTGTCTTTCTCCTCTGTTGTATGTGAACTCTTGATTGCGTATGCTTCAATTAAGTTGTATTGTCGCAACGAAACTGCTAAATAGCCACTCTTCATTGTTGCCTTGGTTATCTTCCAAATAGGTGCCATTTCTTTTTCATTTGCGCCAAGAATGCCATTTTCATGGCGATCTTCGACTTCACATACCAGGTTGTTAAGCTCTTCATGATCAATACGTTTCATAGTCTGTGCCTCGCTCTCATTCTAGCTATCGCATAATTTTCACCTGCAATTATAATGGTGCCATTATTTATTATTGTCAAAATACATGCTCTATTGTAAAATAACGAAGGACTTACTTAACAAAGTCCCCCCATCCTCACATCAACCTTCATTGATGTGAGGGTTTTTTGTTTGCTCTCACGATTGCTCAACTCTGCAATATCAGCAATAAAGTCCTGACCGATTTGTGCCTGTTGCTCAGTTGTCAGCGCCGCGTTCATTTCCAGGTTGGCAACCATGGCTTTCGTTTGGATTGCTTTGGCGTATTCGATGTCAGTCATTTTTCTTCCTCCACCACATATCCGTCTAGCCATGCACGGGCCACGAAATTTTGGCATTCTGTATATTTTTTCTGGTTAAATTCATAAGTACCAGGTGTCAACGCCATCCAGTCTCGCATTTTTTCGGGACGACGCTCAGAACAAAGCATGTCACCAACCGAAGTACCATCGTGTTTGCACTTTTCAATCCAATCAGCTACTGCTTTAGGAACCACCGGCAACTCGGCGTACTCCTTCTTGAATACACCGTCTGTAATCAGCCAATGTTTGCCATTGATACCAGTAGCAATCCAGTCACCAACGTATACTTTCCCTGACCCTGTTAGATATAATTCAGGGCTGTGGTGAGTTCCAAGCATTGTTCCTGCGTCAATTAATTCATACTTATCAACCATCTCATTGCTTCCATCAAACTGTTCAGCCTCAATTGGCTGTTTGCGATAGAATTTCATTTGTCCACCTCCTGTTTACGTTTTTCGATAAAAGGTGTAGATATGAATACTTTTCCTAGAAACACTTTAAAATCAGCCTTTCAGTAGCTCCGGGTTCTCGTGTACGTTGCCAACTGTCTGAATTTCATTGCTGAAATAGTATCCATCTACGCCGAACCCCTTGTTAGAAACATCCTTTGCAATCCATTTACCGTATACATAATTGCCTTTTTTAACTTCAAAAGGCTTACCAATCTTGCTATTAGTATATGACAGGACCGGCTGAACAATGTCGCCCTCATAAATTTCCTTACCGTTCACGTCTTTCAGGCCGGTAAACTGTTCTAAAATTAGCCCATCACCATCGTAGGCGTATTCTGTTGACCCCTCAGCGCCTCTATCATCTAAATAGCAGTGAACTTGAACGCCATCAACAGGGCCATCAAAGCTAATTCTATAAACAACTAGCATTTTATTTAATAAATTGTCCCACGCTCTAAACTTAATCATCACGCCATCTCCTTACTCAGTTATTAGTACCAATCCCGTAACAAGCAATGAAACAATAGCCAGACAAGCCATTCCTGCGGCTATTCCGACCTCAATAAATAAATCAACTATAGATGCCACACCAAGCACACTTGAAAGACAGATAATTATTCCAAATCCAATTTTATTTTTAGTGTTCATTTTCAATCCTCCCCGAACGTTTCAAACGCCCGCTTACGAATGTTGTATGGCTCATATTCCTTGGTCAATTGCTTGCTATCTAATGCTTTAGCTTTGTTTGCTTCGGCGTGTTGCTTCATGCGCCGGTGCTTCCGTTTAATTGTTGAACGCTTCTTAGTGTGCTTAGGCATCTATATTCCTCCGTAATAATTAGAACCCATACCCAACCAGCCTTTCATTAATAATCTTCAGCGCATCTTCCTGACTACGTGCAATTCCATGAATTACACTGCGCTTAGTTAACATTTTATGAAATCTAATTTGATCTTCACGTGGCCGTCCTTTTTCATTTTTGCATTCGATAAAAAATATTGTGCCATCTGAATGGCGAAAGCCAAACAAATCTGGGAACCCTTGTGGCAATCCCGTATCAAACCATCTACCATTCTTCATTTCGACTTTGCCGAC